AAACGAGATGGGGCAGATGAACCTATAATCGTTTACGCAGATGAATTGAAACCTGACGATGATGTTTTATTTGATAACAGGGATGTATTGTTTACCCTGAATGAGATTTGATTTTTAACCGGATTAAAATATAACCAAAACTGATTTATGAGGATTATTAATGTTAAGCCTGTCAAAAGTGAACAGGTGGTTAAAACTATTGACTGTTTTGTAGGCAATGGATATTTGCAAGGTGCAGGAGGATCGTTGCCGGATGTGGATACCGACTTCCAAAGCGACCGTAGACAAGAAATCAAGGAGTACATTGAAAAGAGATACAATCACAATGAAAAACAACGTGTATTTTCTGCTGGTACGCTTACTACATTAAAGCTAAAAGCAGTTTTAAAGGATGTGGCTCGTGTGCATCGTGTTCCAGTAAATATAGTGAACTACATTACAGCCATTTTCGATGATGATAAAATGACTTGGACTGACTTGTTCAAGTTAGCTGCCACAAATAAAAAAATACGTGATTTCATCATCAAATATCCGCTTGTCATTGAAGACATTAGAGGGTTGATGGGACAGCCCCGATCTTCGTCTATTCATGCTTCAGCACTTTTGGTTACACCTGACCGGAAAGATGATGAAGACTTAGAATGCTTTGACTTTACTCCTATTAAGAAAGTTGATGGAATGCTTGTTTCTGAAGTGGATGGGTATTCATTAGATGAACAAGGACTTTTAAAAAAATGACTGTCTGGGTATCAAAGAATTATCAAAAATAAAAGCCACAATTGATATTTGTAATGACAAATACAATGCAAATCTGACATTTCAAGGTATCACACAAAGTGGATTAGATGACCCAAAGGTGTATCAGCTTTTAAAAGAAGGTCACACTCAAAATATTTTTCAATTTTCTTCTGTCGGCATGACCAAGTTCTTAATGAGCATGAAGCCGAACAAAATAGAAGATTTGATTGCGGCCAATGCCATGTATCGTCCGGCTACATTGGATTCCGGTTCTGCGGACAAGTATGTAACCTGCAAACTGGGTGATGCGGCTCCAGTATATCTATGGGGAACATATAATATACTGAAAGAAACTTATGGCCAAATGGTTTTTCAGGAGGATTTGGCGCAGATTTCAAGGGAAATAGGGGGATTTTCATTGGGTGAAGGAGTCAAGTTGGTAAAACTGATCTCGAAAAAAAGTAGATAAAATCAAAGCCTTGAAAGACAAATTCATGGAAGGAGCTTTGACCAAAGGATGCCCCAAAGACGATGCTGTAGCGATATGGGACATGATTGAATCCGGAGGCTCTTATCTTTTTAACAAGTGTATTGCTGGATACGAAACCATTCTTCGTACAAATGGAGGAAAAAATCCCTAACGATAGCTGAAATGTACAAAACCATGCACGATTCAAAATGGGCTGAAGAAAACGGACACAAATACCTATGTCAGAAATACAGAAGAAATGGATACGGCACCGGATGGTCATTAGACAAGAATGACAGGTTAATAAAAAACTACATCAAAGACATTCGATACATGGGGATCAAACCGATTTATCGGATAACTCTTGAAAATGGAGCAACTATAGATGTGACAGCCAACCATAAACACCCGACAGCAAGAGGAATTAAAAGAACAGATGAACTTGTGGTTGGGGTGGACAAAATGTATGTGAATGCCGGATATATAAAATCAGACACCAGTTATCGTTTTACAGACAAAGGCATGAGAAACGATCCTCGTTATCATTCAGATAAAAACATGGAACACTACGAGCTGAACAGCAAGAAAGGACATATAGGGTTTTATAAACGAAAAACAAATTACACACAATTCAAATTTTACAGAGAAAACTTAAAAAAAGACTATTGCGAAATTTGTGGTAAAAGAGATTGCAGACTGGAAGTTCATCATATAAATAAAGATCATTCAGATTGCGGTGAAAATTTCTCTAACTTACAGACTTTGTGTGCTTCTTGTCATAAAAAAGCCCATTATCAGATAGGACGAGTAAAACAAAGTGAAAAAGGATTGGATGTAGAAACAATAAAGGTTGTTTCAGTTGAATATCTAAAAGATGATGAAGTGTATGATGTTGAAATGTACGATCCGTATCATACGTTTGTCACCTCAAAAGGAATTGTCACTTGTAACAGCCACGCCACTGCATACGCCATTACAGCCTATGTGGGAGCGTTTCTGAAGGCCAACTACCCTTCAGCTTTCTATACCATCGCCCTCCAGTGGGCAGACGACAAAGAAATCCCATCCCTCATGTCAGAAATGGAACAATGCAGCAAGGCTAAAATCGTGCATCCGGATATTAATGTTTCCGATGTGCAATTCTTTACCGACTACCAGCATGACGAGATATTCTGGTCGCTTACCCGTATCAAGATGGTAGGTGTCAAGACCGTTGAGTACATAGTGGAAGAGCGTCAGAAGAACGGGGCATTTACATCTATCGAGAATTTCATCCACCGCATATTCAAGTACAAACTTAAAAAGTACGAATACTGGGATGATCCAGATAACGAGGAAGAAGCAAGAAAAGTACCGATAAACGCCCGGCACGTGAAACACCTTATTCTGGCAGGATGCTTCGATAAGATTGAAAACGTCAAGTCGCTTCCGGAAAGATACAGGATTCTTTGTGTAGCAGCCAAAGAATTGGGGTTTGATCTGAAAGAAGAGGATTTCCCATCCGACATGACAGACAAACACTATTTCTGGTCAATGCTTCAGATCAAGGTATCAGGTATCGGTTCCGTTGATTACAGGAGAATATATGACAATTCGGAAGCCAAACAGCATATAAGGGGAAGAGCTTCCTATATGACAATCAAGGATGCTTTTCTTAAAGAAAGCGAAGGTAAACGGATAGCCGTATGCGCAACCGTTCTGGAACATGACGAAGTGGAATATCAGGACAAGAAAACAGGCGAGAAGAAAACTTTCTGCAAACTGAAACTGCAACAGAATAACGATATTATCGAACTGGTGATGTGGGATGATTTCTACAAGGCGAACCGTGATAAAGTTATTCAGTCAAAGAACAAAATGATTATCGTGTCAGCTATAATTAAATACAGCGACTATTCCGGTTGTCATTGCTTGCAGACATACAAGTCTTCCATGCTGTTCAATGTCTGAGAATTGTAATCAAGTGAATTACTAACCATATACAATTAAACAACATGCTTATAGAAAGAGAAACTGAATGAAACCTGTAATTATTGCCATCGTTGGAAGATCGGGAAACGGTAAAACCTATATGGCCGAGTTCCTTAGAAAGAAAATGAACATTCCGACTATCGTGTCATACACGACCAGACGCAAAAGACCCGGTGAAACCGATGGCGTGGAACATTTCTTTATTGGAAGCGAACAAGTGCCGGAAGGGGACGATATGCTGGCATACACGGTATTCGGAGGTGAACAGTATTTCGCTCTCCACAGCCAGGTTCCTAAAGGTGGAATTTGCACCTATGTAATTGACGAGGCAGGACTGGAATGTCTTGTCAAGGATTTCGGGAACAGATACCTCATTGTCCCTGTCGCAGTGAAATGCTCGGAAGAAACGCTCATTAAAAGAGGGATCGAGCCGGACAGATTAGCGAGGGACAAAAGACGTATTCACATAAACGATAGTTTTTATGATTGTATCATCATCAATGATGGGACAATAGAAGAGTTTGAGAATAAAATATTAAGTGAAATCAATAAATTATAAACTAAAACTTTAATTATGGCAGCACCAAAAAGCGAACCGACCGTTTTTGTCGGGATTGTACTCGATTTTGAAACCGGGGATTTAGACCCACAAAACGGAGCTTGTACCCAGATCGCAATGAAAGCGGTACGGCTCGATACATGGGAGGTTATAGACACTTACATGAATTATATCTACCCCTATAAACACAAGAGCGATATTTTGGGCAAGACACGAAAGAAGGTTCTGAAAAACAAAAGGGAAATTGAGGAAGAGGAAGGGCAACTGATGAAATATGAGGAAGCAGCTCTTACCTACTCGGATATTTCAATGGATATGTTGTATGAAAAAGGAGTTGATGTCGAACAGGTGGCAAGTGACGTGATTGATTTCGCCACAAGAAACACCCTTTCCAAATCAAAGACCGCAAAGCCGTTTCTTATCGGGCAGAACATTGTTTTTGACTGCGGTTTCCTTCAGCAACTTATGGCCTATGGAGGCAAACTGAAGGAATTTGCCAAGGTTTTTGCCGGAATCACTGACTTTTGGGGGAACTTCCAGCCTCATTATGTAGACACGATAGACTTGGGCAAGCTCACATTTGCCGGTGATCCGGAAGTGACATCGTACAAACTGGAACTGCTGGCAGAACGGCTCGGTATCGAATTGGACGATGCCCATGATGCGGATGCGGATGTTACCGCTACTCTTAACGTGGCAATCGTCTGTTCCAACCGACTGAGAAATTCAGACGGATCATCTACGGGTGCAGGACTTCAGAAAAAGGAAAAATCAAGAACACACTTTAAAATCTAAATGTATGACGGAAGAAAATGAAACCGTATCGTTCAGAAAAGACGAAAGGATGAGATACGGGGTTCTCGGATATGACGGAAACGAGATGATGGCGGCTATTACCGGATACGATCTGGATGTGTCTTTCAATATGCGTCTTATCAACTCGCTGGCAGATGCGGAAGCCTGTGCCGATGCTTTGGCCGATGTCTTTTACCAAGCACTGATGGAGCAACTTATCTCCCTGAAACCCGATATAGCAAAAGAACAGGTGGCGGCTGTGACCAGTGAAAAAGAACAAACCGATACATAACAAACACCCTATTCTTAATAAAAGCCCGACATGACACTACCTGTTCTATGTTGGGCTTTAATAATATCAATTCTATGAAAAAGGAAAATAAGGTATCTGCGTCCGAGATGCTAAAGAACGAACTGGGACTGACGAAAGCGGAAAGCCTGTTCTGCGACCTGTATATAAACGGTGGGAGGGAATTTGCAGGACAGCACTGTAAATGCTATAGGGAAGCATTTCAGGATTCCGGTTCTGGTGTCAGTCTAAAAAGCAGGCGGCTGCTTGGCAAACCCCATATCTCGGAACGTATCAAGAAATTAAGTGAACAACAGCAAACCGATACGGAGGCTATCGCTGTAAAGTTACAAGTTACCGAAACTCTCAAAGCGGTGATGGAAGAAACTTCCACCGCCAAATACAAGGACAAATGGGGAATGGACTTGTCCCCGGCTCCACTTCGGGCCGTGGCGGTCAATGCGGCAAAAGCACTGATGGATCTGTACCCGATCAAACACGCCCAGGAAGCAAAACTGAAGATCGAAGGGGGTGGCGACAATGGTATCATCTTTAATGTTATAGTTCCTCAGAAAGAAAACAATGGAGAAGAAGAAAGGCACGAAAGCTAAACGGACGGAAAAAAATGTTTACATGGCCATCATAATCATTCTGGCATTATACGGACTGAGGGATTCGGAAGAGGCGGTCAGGCTGATAGAATCCGTTTCCAAAGCATTGTCAATCCTTCTAACGCTTGAATGACCCATGCCACAAATAAGAGCCTTCATAAGCGACAATATCAAATCCCTTACGATTGTCGCTTCTTTCCTGATTTCGATGTACATCCAACACCTCAATAACACGACCAGAATAGATGCACTGGCAGACAGGTGTGATCGTATTGAGTTAAGACTGGAAGACCAATATCAGAAGATTGACGCAATCAAGGTGGATAAGACCGTATTTGAAGCTACCATGCAACAGTTTACGTCCATGCAGGACGATTTAAAAGAGATGAGAAGGGATATTAAGGAAATCTTGAAAAATTCCCGATAAGCCGCCAAAAAGAACCGCATTTGCTTTGTGGTTCTTTTTTTTATTGTTATTTTTTCGAGTGTTTATAATAAAAATTAACCCGTAAAATAACAAACTAAATATGCGATAATATACAGAGTAAATTATAACCAAAACCGATAATATATTGAAGATAAAAGTTTTTATTTTGACCCTGTTCTTCTTTTCTATTACAGTAGAGCCGGCTTGTAACAGTACCACTTCTATTCCAAAACATAAAATGGAAAACAAAATTTCCAAATTTGACATGGCGGTAGAACTGATTAAGCAAAAAGAAGGATGGCATGACCGGCGACACAAATACTATGTCGGATACGGTCACAGATTATTGAAAAGTGACACTTTCAATCACGATATTTCTGAAGAGTTTGCTGATTCTCTTCTAAGAAAAGACCTACTACAAAAATGCAGCGTGTTCAGAAAATATGGAAAGGATTCTTTGATTCTTGGAGTGTTGGCTTATAATGTAGGAGAATATAATATCTTAGGATATAAAAACAAACCAGCCAGCTGGCTTATACGAAAAATAAGAAGCGGAAACAGGGATTTCTATAAAGAATACGTTTCATTTTGCAGATATAAAAATAAAGTGATTCCCTCTATCAGACAAAGGAGAAAGGATGAGTTTGAACTTCTATACGTTAAATAAACAAACCGATGATTAATCAGATAATTGAAATTGTTGATTTAAAAGAATTAAGGGAATTAAAACTGGAAGGATTGATTGGTCGAATGGGGCGTATCATCGAATCGCTTGACCAATCGCAAAGAAAGAATCCGGGATACATTGTAGAATTTACAGAGCCGTTTCAAGAAGAAGATGAATGGTTCATTCCCAGTCAGTCAATCAAAATTTTATAATTTACATAACAATGGAAAAATTTGTAAGAGTAGAATGTATCGAGGTCGAGAAAATGACCAAGAAAGAGTTTATGAAAAAGATGCTTGGAAAAGAAGAGGATTCGCTGGAAGAAGGCTATCTTATCAAAGATGAATCCGGGCACATGGGGTGGATCAGCCAATCTGATTTTGAAAAAAAGAAATACATGTCCTGCAATGCGCTTCCTTATCCCCTCGCCTACTACATGCTTCAGGAAAAGAAAGCCGGTTATATCAGAATGCCACAGTGGAAAGAGGATGTGAAGATAAAAGCGCAATTCCCGGACGAGCATAGCAAAATGACGCACCCGTATACCTATGTCGAATCAAGATTCGGTAATTGTCCGCACAAGACGACCGTTGTGGAGGAATGGGCAAAAAACTGGCAACTGGCTCCTGAAGGGTTTGTTACCAGTTGCGTGGGATGTATAACCCAAGAAGGAGTGTTTATACCAAAGGCTGATGAATAAATACTCCTTCTTGATTATCGCTGTTCTTTCAGGTATCACAATCTCACTTCTAAGATCACGCCAAAGATTCATCGAAGAAAAAGACAGTTATAAGTCCAATACTGAAGCTCTTATGTCGGAAGTCCGGCGAATACAGGCTGATTCTTCAACGATGGCACTGGACATCAAAACACTAACCATGTCTTTGGATGAATACAAACGGTTCAGGGCTGAAGATGAAGAAAAAATAAAGAAACTGGGGATAAGAATAAAGGATCTGGAAGCGACAGCGAAACACAATGTGGAAGTGGACGCTCCCATTGATGCGGAAATAAAAGACAGTGTGATGATAAGAGATACCGTTCCAGTTTTCTTAAAGGCTGTAAGGATGGATACCCCGTATTTGAAAATCAACGGGATTATTGAGAACGACAGGCTGACGGGGAAAATCAATCTGCCCGTTACTCTTAATCAGGCGTTCTGGATCGAATACAAGCACAAGTTTCTTTGGTGGAGATGGAAAGTGAAAGCGATACACCAGACTATTTCAAGTGACAATCCATACGTGAAAATCAAATATTCAGAGTATATAAAAATCAAAGACTAAAAACTATGTTTTCAAAATTAAGCAAGCAAACCAAAACCCAAGAGATCGAAAAACCTCAGTCATTTGCAAGCCAACTGGCAGAAGCAACCAAACTTTTTACCGATGCGGTAAGCAAGCTAAAGAATATCAGTAGCGGAGTTTCAAAGAAAATGGAAGAAAACGATGCAAAAATCAAAAGCCTGTCTGTGGAAAATATCGCTCTTCAAGAACTTAAAAACAAAGCGGACAAACAAGCGGAACAGCTTAACCGATTGATCCACTCATAAGCCGTCCAATATGGAACAGCAAATATGGGACAGGCGTTGGGAAAACGGATATTGTTTTCCTTTTCGGAACGCAGAAACAGGACGGTATTACGCAAGAGATATTTATGACGGTTCCATTATTCCGACCTCTTACAGCAAAAGTCTGAGGGAACTTAGAAGAAAGGTCAGAGGATATGTTTCTGAAAACCTGATACAGAGAGAGGCAGCGTTTTGACTGCCTCTTTTTCTAATTAAAATATTGATTAATAAGAAAAGAACGATCTTCACAGATAGTTCTTTTCACAATGCAAAATATAAAAACCGAATTTTTCGATCAATGTTTGTATAAAAACATTACGCTTGTAAAATGACATACGAATATATTAATATCAATTGTTATCTGATAAATCAAACAACAAAACTTTCCTCTTGATTTGCTTTTGAACCAACAATATATGGATTTGGCATATTTTCAATGCACCCAGCAACATGCAAAACCCAAAACTAATAAAAGGAATCGCTTTCACAAGCAATTCCTTTTCACATTATGAATAAACAAATACTCTACTATTTCCAAGTAATGTTATAAAGCAATATTTACACGATGTTTGAAAAATGATGTCTATGTTCTTCTACCTAAAATTACTTCTAAACAATCTTTACCATTTTAATACAATATACATGCCAAATTTCAAATAATAGTCATACACATCTGATTAACAACACTATACAAAACAGAAAACTAAAAAACATTGTGTATGTGTGGATATAAATGTAGAAAATATCCACAATGCGCAATATTTATATTTAACAAAGCATATACGGTAAATATAAGTTATTCGTATAACATTCATAAAACATACCCTGCCAGACATCGCTATTCTTAATTAAAAACAAAATCACATATTGTTCATTTTTAAACCGAAACCAAAATGTTACTGCAACTGAAAAGAATTTTCAAAGGAGCGACTTATACAATCGGGCGTTTATACATTGACGGAAAATATTTCTGCGATACTCTGGAAGACCAGGTGAGAGAACTTCCGGCATACTGTCCGAACACGCCTAAAGGATTGAATTGCGAATGCCCGGAAAAGGTTTATTCAAAGACCGCTATCCCATCAGGAGAATACAAGGTTACGATGGAATACTCACCCAGATTCAAACGTGTCTTACCAAGACTGCATGATGTGCCGCATTTTATTGGAATCCTAATACATCCCGGAAACACCGCTACCGATAGCGCAGGGTGCATTCTTGTTGGGAAAAACAAGATAAAAGGCAAGGTGCTGGAATCAAGAGCCACTTCGGATGCCTTGAATGAGATTTTAAAGAAAGAGCGAGAAATTAAAATTCATGTTTCATAAGAACACTTCCGAAACAGCATCCAGCCCTAAAAAGTTGGGTGCTGTTTCCATATAAGACCAGACTATGAGAAAGATAATTCTAAACAACATACTTATAATCATGGCGGTTTCTGTCATTACGATTGCCGCTACAAATATCTAAACATGGGAATTTATGCAAAACTGAGACCACCCCAGAACATTAAAATTGACTTCAGACCGTCAGAAAGGCAATATGAACTATGGAAATTGCTTCAACCGGATTATTGCCCCAAATGTGGCGGTCACATAACACAGAAACTCATCGGATACGATGTAAAAAAGAATCCACAATACAAGCCTGTTTGTGAGTCATGTGGAAACACAAATCTGCCACAAATAATATTAGGTGGTGGAGCAGCAGGTGGTGGAAAATCGTTTTTGGGAGCCTGTTGGCTCATTATTTCCTGCATGAGATTTGAGAACATCCGTGCGGTCGTGGCACGTAAGACAATCAAGTCTTTGAAGGAATCTACTTGGAATACGATCAAGACGGTTCTAAAAAACTGGGGATTAAAAGAAGAAGTGAACTACAGAATCAATAATCTGGAAGGTACGCTTACCTTTTGGAACGACTCTGTCATTATCATGAAGGAAATGGTCGATCTGCCTTCTGACCCGAACTTCGAGCGATTCGGTTCTTCCGAATATACGATTGCCATGATCGACGAGGTGTCGGAGATTTCGGAAAAGGCGGTTGAAGTGCTTTTTTCCCGTCTTCGTTGGAGAATACACGAGACATTCAAGACATCCAGAATGTTTATGAGCACCAACCCGACTACAAACTGGGTACGTTCCCGGTTCGTACAGGATGAAAACGGAGACAAGGTGGAATGCCGGGAGGGAGAGGCTTATATACCGTTCTCCGTATTCGACAACCCGGACATCGCTTTCCGGCAGACTTACGAGGCGGCATTGAACAAGATTCGTGACCAAGCCACAAAGGAGCGTTTGTTATATGGTAACTGGGATTTCGTGGAAGCCAACGATATGGCCGTTTACCACAATTTTCCAGACATCTTATAACGAACCTGAAGGAAAAGGTCTACGATCCGACCAAACCTATCATTACCATCTGGGACTTCAATGTTGCACCCAGAATGTCTACTTTGTTGGCTCAGATAAACTATGACAAAAAAGAGATATATGTCATAGAGGAAATATTGGGATTGCCGGAAAAGAAGGAAAACAATACTCCGGCTCTGGCAAGGAAGATACAACAGAAATTGTATAGGGAAAAACATATCGGAGGGGTGGACGTGACAGGAGACCCTGCCGGATTACAGCGTTCAACCACAAATGAAGATGGGACAAACAACTACACCATCATCACGGAAACACTGGGCAAGGGCGTATTGAAACCTAAGATCAAGCTCTTAAAAAAGCAGCCTCCACAAGTTACCCGATGTGAATTTGTCAATGAGGTGTTCGAGGGATTTGACGGATGGAAACTGATGATTGATTTACGTTGCAGGAAGCTCACAGAATACCTTATTTACCAGTTAACGAGGATGGTACAAAGTGCAAGGCAAAGGTTACAGACGCTAAAACAGGCGTAAAATACGAAAAATACGGCCACTTGTCCGACTGCCTTGATTACCTGCTATGCTATTATTTAAGGGATAGCTGGACGAAATACAAAAGAGGGGACGGTTCTATGACCATCCTTTCCACAGCTACCATTAACGAAGGATTTAACTATTAACGAACCATTAATCTATGTACAGATGATTTTTAAACAATAGCGATTATCTGGGAATCATCACGCAAGACAGCCTTTCCCAGATAACGAGAAACGAACCGGAAACATTCATTCAAGCCGAGGAAGCCGCAGAAATGAGTGTCATAGAGTATCTGAGTGAGAACTATGAGATTGAAAAAGAACTGAATAAAGGGAAATATATCGCTGAATACGACCGAAAGGTAACTTATCCGATCGGAGCACATATTTATTTTGATGGTAAAATCCACGAGATAATAAGATCGATCAGCGGATACAAGGCTCCTTCTTCCGTGGAATACTGGGAAGAGTTTGTGGATGAGAAAGGCGAGATACGGGAATTTCAACGATACAGCCAGTTCAAAACCTATTACAAAGGTGATATTGTCTTATATAACGATACGCCTTATATCTGTCTTGTTGAAAACGGATGGAGATTTGGGGATATACGAATCCCGATGGTAAACGGATGGAAACTTGCTGAATATACAGACTGGAATCCGATTGAGTACGAGCTTTGGAATGTCGTAAAGTTTGACGGTTCCTATTATACTTTGATGTCACTGGAGGGGTTCGACAATAATAAAAACCCTTTGGAATCGGAAAATTGGGGTGCTATTGCCGATTATGATCCTCAGTACAACGAATACGAACTTTCATCACATGAGTACGTTGTATATGATGGCCAAGTGTATTATCCTGAAATAGACGTGAACAGTGACAGTCCGGTTATCGGGGAAAATCTTACACTACACGATCCCAGAAACTACAATCTCAAAAAGCACATGATTCGGTTGGCTGTGTACGAGCTTACCAAACTGATTGCCCCCAATAACGTCAGTGTTGTTAGAATGAGAGATTATGAGGATTCCATAAAGTGGCTTAATGACGCTTCTAAGCTGAGAATCAACCCTCAGATTCCACGAAAAATAGCAGAAGACAACAAGCCGGTTACAGACTGGCAGATGGCGACATTCCAGACATCTTATGATCCATACAAAAACCCCTGGCAGATATGAAAAGATTTTATTACGACAACCGAATCGCCAAGATACTATTGGCATTCAGTTCTTGTCACACAATCACGATTGGCCCATTTGTGTTAAACAGGTGTAAATTTACAGGAAAATATTTACCATAATTGGCAAACTCAAAAAGCAAAAGTTAAATAAAGCCAATATGCATGATTATTAATAAATATTTATCTTGTATAGTCCTATATTTGTTCAATTATTAACATTCAATTTTTAATTAATATGATAGAAATTTCTATAAAGCAAATTTTACGAATTTGCTTTATACTGACAATATTGTCAGTATAAAGCAAATTTTACGAATTTGCTTTATACTGACAATATTGTCAGTATTGCCAATCGGCAAGGTTTTAGCTTTTAATGGGCAGGGTCAAGGAACCCCTGAATCTCCTTATCAGATTTCAACAGCTGACCAACTCAAAGAAATCAAAGATGATATGGATGCCCACTATAAATTGGTTAATGAGATTGAAATCACCACTCAGTGGAGCCACATCGGTAGTTCACTTCTTGCGTTTACCGGGACATTAGACGGTAACTACAATCAAATCACCCTAAACATTCAAAATAATACCTCAACAAATACAGCTTTGTTTTATCAAATTGGAGAGCATGGCATTGTGAAAAATTTGGGTGTAAAGATTGATAAAAATACAACTAATATCCAAGGCGGAATACAAGGAGGAACCATCGCCTTGAAAAACAGTGGGATTATAGAAAAATGTTTCTCAGAGGGAGCGATCAGCCAACAAATCGACCACTCATCTCCGCTGACATCCGGATTGGGAGGTATTGTCGGATATAATGCTCCGACCGGAACAGTCAGGAATTGTTACTCAAACGTATCTCTCAAAAATACGGCTGTGAATGAAGCAGGGATAGGTGGTATCGTCGGGCTAAACGAGGGGATTGTTGATCATTGCATCGCATTGAATCCTCTGATCGAAAGCTCTACCAGTCAATATACTAAAGATCCAAGAGGAAACCGTATCA